GAACCACTGGTTTTTGGCTTGCCAGCGCAAGGCTTTCTCGTCGGGTTGCACCACAGTTTGCTGTGACTGAGGTATTTGTACCTCAGTTTCTTTGCGTTGTAAAGGGACTGGACGAAAATTCTTTAAATTCTCAATCCGTACCTTCGCATCCATCATCGCTTCCTGCGCAGCTACGGCCGCATCGGAATCAAACGAATCGTTCGCTTCTTTCAGTTCTGCCTTGGCTTTAGCCAACGCTGCTTCTGCGGCACTCATAGCGGCGGTAGTCAGGTGCTTCGTACCTTCGTCCACAGTGCCCTTGAGCTTTTTGTTCTCTTCCATCAGCGCGCGGGCAAACGTCTCCAGCTCCTGCTTCTCACGCAGCGTAGCTTCCTTGACACGGCGCTCGTCGTGGCGCGCATGCGTCAGCTCCTTGATGCGGGACTGCACCTTGGAAGAGTACGACTCCAGTTCTTCATCAGTGGGTTCAGCCACCTCCGCGTTCAGCGGCGCGCGGCCCCGGTCTTTTTCCGGGGTATCGTCAAGAATTTCAATCTCGACTTCGCCGCCTGCTGCTTCCCCCTTGGCTTCGGGGTCCTGCTCGTCAGGGAATTTGAATGTATCGGCCATAGTTACTCCTAGTAAGCGCGGGTTATTCCGCGAGGGTCATCGACAGTTGCTTCCACTTGGTCATCATTGATGATGCGGAACTCCTTGCCAAAGATTTTGATTCGCGTACCCGCGTAGGTGCGCGTAATCACGAAGTCCCCTTCCTTGCACCAAGGCCCGGAAGTGAACTTGTCTTTGTCCTTGTACGCATCCGGACCTACGCGCATGACAAAAAGTACGGTGGTGCCGTGCTCTTCCGCTCGCTTGGCCGAGTCCGCTTTAAGGATGTCGGAGTCATCAAAGGTGTCTTTGACATCGGGTACTGCACAGAGCAGCTTGTACCCGCTAGGGGTTGGGAGCAACTTCGCTCCGTCATCGGCTTCCGCCTTGGCTTTGGCTTCAGCTTCCGCAACTACGGCGGACACAGCACCTGCTATTGAGGTGATTCCGGGGGGCAGGATGAGGTCAGTCATCTGAGTTTTGAACTTTCGTAAGCAAGGTCTGGATGTAATCCTCTGCGATGGCTAGACCCCGAATCACCCCGCAGAGTTTTTGGTACTCTTCAAACGATTTACACTGGCCATTGGCCATGTCATCGGCATAATTGTTCATGTCTTTGCGAATTTGTTCGCGCAATATGCGTGCAAAGTCTTGAATCATGGTTTAACTTCCATTTATAGCGGCATCTTCCGCATCTTTGGTGTCTTTTGCATGGTCAAGCGCGGTTTGCCGCGCTTGTTGTGCCATTTGAGCCTTATTTTTCGCTATATCCGCACCCATTTTTAGTCCGGCCTGCTGGTCTTGGGACTTTTGCTGCGCCGCAGCCTGTTGTTGCTCCAACAGCAGCTTGTTTTTGTCCAATTCCATCTGCGCGCGGGTGATGTTTTCTTCCAAGTGCAGCGTGTCGGCCTTGTAAGCGGCGTCCTGCTGGATGCGCTGGCCTTCGTTTGCCAGTTTTCCAATGGCAACCTTCTGGTCCAGTGCCAGCTTCTGCTGTTTGATCTGCACTTCCTGTTGTTTGAGCTGCAACTCCTGCTGCTGGAGCTGAATCAACGGGTCTTGTGCCTGCTGCTGGGCGGCGGCCTGCGCTGCCTGCTGCTGATTTGCCTGCAACGCCTGCTGAGCAGCCTGCGCCATCATGCCGGACAAGGCCATCTCGATCTGCGGCGGTATCTCTTGGTCCTCCGGAGGTAGCGCCATGCCAAGTTGCGCTTCTATCTGCGCACGATAGGCATAACCCATGTGCTCCGCAACGTGCGCCTGTAGCGCGCCCATGATCATCTGCGCCTTGGGGTTCTGTCCCAGCGCCTGTGCAATGGTCGGGTCCTGCATCATCATCTGGTGCACGGCCATGTGGGATTTGTGATCTTGGTACTTGAATGCCTTGACCGGCTCCCCTTTGAGGATGGACATGTTCTCCGTAACGGGGTCCACCGGCTTCATATCGTCCGGCAGCGGCACCAGCTTGTCCGCGTTTTTGATGCCAAGAATCTCCAGCATGTTGCGATGCAACTGCGGCATGTTGTATATATCCGGCGCAGCCTGTGCCATCTGCATAACGGCTTGGTACTGCACCACGCGCTGTGACATCGTGGCCGCGTTGGGGTCACTGACGGGAATAATCTCGCAGCAGTCGTAGTCGGACTTTTTCGCGCCGGGTTGCGCATCGGTTGGCGTGTAGTCGTAGCTGTCATCCGTGTAGTCGCGGATGATGGCAGCAAGCAGCTTCAGCTCCTGCTTGAAACTGAAGTGCAGCCGTGCCTGTACGGCCGACATGACTTTCAACTGCCGCTCAAGGATAGCAAGGGTCGTGCCCACCGGAGCCTGCGCGCTCATGTCGCTGACCTGCATGTCGGCGGTAGCCGCAAACCTGCGCCCTTCCTCAACTATCTTGTCCAGCAGCCCGGCCAGAACTTGGCTTGGTTCCTTGTAGGGCAGCGGGAGGATATTGTCCTTAAGCGCACCACTACCGATGTCAACGTCACGAAATTCTCCGGGGGAGATAGGTGTGTCATCACCTTTAATACGTAGTCCTCGGGATTTGAGGCCGCCGGGTAAGTTGGATAAAGTTCCCGCGTCAACAAGCTGACGCATGATAGAAGTGGCGGATTTGGCGAAACCACCGATAAGGTGGAATAGACCGAAGCCGTACGCACCGAAGCCGGGGATGTACTGGTAGTGAACAAAGTGCTGCCTTTTGAGTTTCTTCTTGTCCGTCTCCAGCCAGTTACGGCGTACGGCCAAGACTGTGTTGCTGCCCTTGATGAAGGTTACAACGTACGGCACCGCTATCTGGTCATCCTCATCGTCCTCACCTTCCTCCAGTTTCTCAGCTCCCTTGATAACGAGTTCCGCATGTGACTCGTAGATCGTGTAGCGCTCATCATTGATGTCGCTGAAACCAGTTTCTTTATCCTTGGCTTCCTGAATATCTGAGACTTCCTTGGTGGGCTCCGGCAAGTCCACATCCGCGTAGAACCCCGCGCGAATCAGCTTCTTGATTTCGTTCGCGGTCTTTTTCATCTCATGCGTTACGCGGTACGCACTGTTGATTTCGGATGTGCCGTACGGCAGGATGACGTGCTCGGCGGCGATGAACATACTCACCTGCCGCTCAAGGTTGGGGTCGTAATACACCTTCTTAAATGCGGACCCCGTTGCTGGCAAGCTCCACAGCATGCGCTCCTGCTCAGGGCGGAACTCAGGCATGGCTTCGGTCAGCTCGTAATTCATGTCATCTTCGACACGCGCTGCAGCCTCCTTGTTCTCCGGCGTTTCTTCGCCCAAGATTTTGGTACGCACCGGCCCCTGCGCGGGGAACATTTCGGTGATCGTCTCCGACTGGAACCGTACCACCGCTTCCGTAATCATCGGGTGCACCACACCGGACGCACCCTGCCACGGCTCCGTGCGGTCCTCATACTGCAGCCCCATGAGCTTGAGCCCTTCGCGGTAGGCTTTCTCCCAATCCTCACGGGAGGCAATATCGTTATCAATGTCGGATGCCAAGTCGCTGATGATGCCGTCGCAGTCCACGCCATCCACCTCTGCAAGGTTCTCATCGAAGGAGCGCGTCTGTGGTTCGCCTTCCGTTTCAACCTCTTCCCCCGCTTCAGGGTCCGGCAGTATCTCAATCTCAATACCTTCGCCGTCATCAGGCTCGGCGGAGTCCATGCCAAGGGGAGCTGGGGATAGGGACTTGTCAATCATGGTTGTTCCTTGATGCTAGTAATACGCGGCCATCCGGCGGCGGAACAGTTTGGGTTCGTCAGCTTCGTCGGAGTCTAACCGGATAAAGCCGCCTTGGCGATAGCGTAACAACGCCTGAGATGTTGTGTCTACGTAGTCATCGTGCTCGCCTACAGGGAAGCTGGCAACTTCCTCAATAACTTCGCGGGCCCAGCGGGTGTCCGGTGCCCACACAATCCCCGAAAAAAACAAGTCGGCGCAGGCATTCAAACGCGCTATTTTGTCGTTCCCCCGGCTGGGTGTGAACTCGCTGATGGGTACGCCGATGGCGCGCAGCTCCTGTATTAAGGGGGAGCCTGCGGCCTTCTTTTCAATAATCACTGCGTCCGGCTCCCACTCCTTGTAGTGTTTTAAGGCTGTCTTTTTCAGCTCCGGAAAGTCCATCCGGGCCTTAAAGGCATCCAGCAAGATGAGGGACGGCCGGTTATTGGCTTCCTCATCGTACCAAACCCCCCATGTGGTACAGGCCGTGTAGTCGGCGGTGGTCTTTGTCTCATGGGCCGTATCCCATGACTGAATCACGTACTCCACCTTGGGCGGTTTCTCCGGCTGCCAGATACGCCATGACTTGCGGCTGATGATTGCCGACGAGTCGCTCGTCGGTTGTTGCATGTACTGCGCGTTCCAGTACTTCGGGTCCAAAGACGCTTTTGTGGACTTCAGCGCATCCAGCGGCCACTGCTCCGGCCACAAGGACTTCTCGTTCGGCGTGCCTTCACCAAGGATGGCGGGGAGTTCTACGATTTCCCACGGTATCGCAGCAGGGTTCTTTATCTGGTAGTCGATGAGTCGGCCGGTCAGATCAAGGAGGGACCACCTTGTCATGATGACGATAATCGCCCCGCCCGGCATCAGGCGCTGCAATGGCCCGGTCTGGAACCAGTTCCACGCGGTATCGAACGCAAGTCGGCTGTTTATCTTGACATCCTGCTCGGAGTGCGGGTCATCAATAACGAACAGGTCCGCTCCGCGTCCTGCCAGCGCGCCGCCCACACCGGAGGCGTAATACTGTCCGCCAGCGGAGGTAGACCATTTACCGGCAGCCTTCTGGTCATCGGCCACGTGCGTGTGTGGAAAAACTTCATGGTACTCCTCACTTCCCAGCAAGTTACGTATACGCCGCCCGAAATCTTCTGAGAGGCCCGCTGTGTGCGTGCCCATGATGATCTTCTTCTCAGGGAACTTGCCAAGGAAGTACGCGGGGAACAGGTAGGACGAAAATTCGGACTTACCCATACGCGGGGCGATGTTGATGATGACGCGCTTCTTGCGCCCCTCAATCACATCCGTAAATATCTTGGCCAGCTTCCTGTGATGCGGGCCCACTTTAAAGCCGGGGTACACGGCAGAGGCGAAGCCCAGCATGGAGCTGCTGGCTGCAGCGAGGCGCGCGCGGCGTTCGCGTACCTCAAGCAAGTCCATCAACTCAATCTTCTCTTTCAGGGACATCGTTGGCAGTGCCGCCTGTATGGCCTGCAACTCCTGCCGCGTCAGCGTGGTGATGTCACTGAGGTTCATTCGGGAGCCCAAGCTGGGAAATTTCCTCGTCGCGCGCGGAGGTGTCGATCACGTCAATCACGCCCATGAACCTGTTTAATTTCTCTTTAATCTTGGCGTCGATCGCCTCATCGGTCAGGTCCACTTTCTTTATTTCTATCTTCTCTGTGTACAGACCTACCTCGGTCACGGTGCCGAGCTGCTTTAACGCAGCTAGCCGAATCTTTGCATCGGGGTGTTTAGTTTCTTCCAACAGCTTTGCCACAACGTAGCCACGCAGTTCCTTGGCCTGCTCTACGAACTCCCAGTCGTACTGAGATAGCATCCCGGCAAGGTGCTGCACTGCTTGCGGAGTTCGGAGCTTCAGGATATTTGTGGTTGCCGGGGCAGATGCGTTAGGCGTGGTTACCGCCGCAAACGCCCCGCGTGCCGCGTGCGCTTCGTCCTCTTCAAGAACCTGTTCGGGGGACCCCAGCTTTGCAAGCAAGCTGGCCGTGGTGGCCTGCGCAGACAACAGCTCCGTAACCGGCGCTGAATAAGCGTCTGTAAATTCGGGGCTAACTAGGTGTTCTAACATTGTGCGCGGTTAGGAGCGTTGAGATATTTCATGGTACCATCCATTTCGTTAGTTGTCACCTACCTCCCTCGGCCGCGAAGCCGACTTACTCCCCGGCTTGTCCGGGGATTTTTTTATACTAATAGTAGAGTAATTTAGTCGGGTATGTTTTACCGATTTTATCATAATTTTTGGATTGCGGGTGGGGAATAGTGTTTCAGTTGACCGGGCACATTGCTCACACAATGGGTTCATACCCCCATAGTGGGGTCAAGCCAAGCCAAAAACAAAGCGGCCGACCCAGCCAGCCGGACGGCAAACCCCTATAGAAACACGGATGTGCAAACTATAGGCATCCTGAAGTGCGGGCCATCTGAGTTGCGCACAGGGTCTCAGGTAGGTTTCTACCTGAGTTTATCTAGGAGCCATCATGAGTACACTCAATGCATCTGTTCTTTCCATCGTTCGCAAGTCTGCTGACGGTCACGCTACATGGACAGCTACGTTTCCTGAGTTGTTGAAAGCCTGCAAGGGCAAAACAAAGACGGAAGCTAGGACGTTCCTGTTGCCCTTCATTGCTGAAGTGCGCGGTGTGCCTACAAAGTCCGGCCAGCGCGGCGAAACCTTTGCGAACAAGAAAGAGGAATGCACAGCTACGAACGCAGCCGCTCAATGGCTGACTGATACTACGAACAAGATGTTCGCTACTGCCGCCAAGGCATCGGTTGAAATCGAGTTCGACGCAAAGATTGTGAAGGCAATGGCTGCGGTGTTGAAGTCCCTTGAAGTGTACGCTGAGTACAAAGTAGATGACAAAGCAGTTGGCACTGCTAAGGCTTTGTCTTTGCTGGTAGCTGAAGCCAAGGAAGCTAACGCTCCGCGTCTGTAATTGACGCGGCCCAAAGGTCAGGTAGAAATCTACCTGACCTTTTTTTTGTCTGTGCTTTTGATTCAACGACCGAGCGCCAGTGCGACAGGGTGATACGCCTATTAAACACAACGGCACATCGGTAACCAGCACCGTACCAAAGCGATGTTAGTACTCACTATCAATAGCTTCGTTGTTACGGTGACAGTAAAGCAGAGCATAGCTGCAAGCGCCAACGCTTGCGACTGCGCTTTGTGCAGTCTCAGGTAGGTATCTACCTGAGTTACTAACCTTGGAGATAGATATGAGCAGCAAGCTAGACGCAATCATTGCCAACCATCGCGCAGAGATGAAGCGCATTGCCCAAGAGGACCACACCTATTGGGTCGAGCGCGTCACCTATTGGGAGAACCGCATCCCTGTATGGCGCGATGTTGGTGACAAGCGCATGCAGAAGAAGTGCAAGATGCGTATGCTGTGGGCTATGCACAGGGCAACCAACGCGTTGTCTAACGTGCACAAGTACGGCACGTAGTCAGGACGAAACTCAGGTAGCAATCTACCTGAGTCTGCTAGTCAAGCTAGCACTGATGAGTCCAGCAGATTCAATTTACTTACGGAGTTAACATGTCCCTTCTCATCTCTCTTATCAAGCGCGCTGGCGTGGCCACACCTGTCGCTGATGCTCACCACTATTGCACTGTCGTGCGCAAGAATGACAACACAGCATTGGGTGACATCACGCAACTGGCATACACCAACGTCCAGCGCGCCGGTAACAAGTGGCTGGTGATTGGCAAGCAAGCAGACGCACAGCCCTTGGTATTCAATACCGAGATTGAGGCACGCGCAAACATACTGCGCCGCTTCTGGTAGGAATGGACTCAGGTAGCAATCTACCTGAGTTGCTTTCGGGATAGACACACTGTGTCTATCTCAAAGGTACGACTCGTGTATTAAATTACGGTCACCTTTTTAGTGACGCCACGGACCCATTACCGACGAAAGTAAATCAATGGCGTCACCCGTGTGAGCGTAAGTCGTTGATTTATATAGCGTTCGTTTTTATTTTCTACTCTCTATCATCATACCTATAATAATAATAGATATACATGAGAGAATGTGTATGCTTACGGCGGCAGTAAAGAAAGATAAGACTTACGCAAGTAACTCGCTCGTAATTATGTGTGCCAGATATGTGTGTGTTTATAGGGGTAGCATGGTTCTCCGGTAACATTGTTCGGTAGGATACATAACAGAATCAAGGACTTACGTGCTATGCGTTGACGCCATTGATTTACTTTCGTCGGTGGTGTGTCTGTGGCGTCAAGCCTTGCGGTGACCGTAATAGCATGGTACACTGTGCGCTTTTAAGGATTCAACATGACAATTTCTTTTAGCGCACGCCTTATCAAGGCGCTTGACCGTCCTGAAATACCCAAGCACGTACGGGTTCAGGTACACAACGCAGTATGTGGACCCAACGCCGAAGACCCACCGAGCGTAGCTTGGAAGCAGATGTATGATGAGTTAAACCACTACCTTAAGAACCTGCGTAGCAACAAAGCCAAGGTCCCAGCATATCTGATGGCTGCATGGCATGAGTATTACGACGCAGTAAGTGGCATCCCCTCACGCATCCGTGCTGCAGACAAGACCGCGCTGCCACCTAAGCACCTGTCGCACTGGCAAGGCTGGATACCCAAGGAACAACGCGCCGAGCTATGCAACAAGTTCACTGTCGCCTACGATAGCGCGCCGCGCCCTAGCATACGCATGATTCCATTCGCGCCCCGCGAGTATCAGCAAGCAAACGCTGAGCGCCTGCGCCGTAGCTTCGTTGCGCTGAAGTCAACCCGCGATGCGTGGAACACCCGAGGTACGCCTGACCATGCACGCTCACACCTGCACTTGGGCGCGGTGATACTCGCGGCCTGTCGGCAGGCTGAGATACAGATGGTGCGCTATGAGAAGCAGTTGAAGGCGCGTGCCGTGCATCCGTTTGAGGAGCCAGCCAAGGTGAAGTGGCAGGACTACTGCGAGCCTGAGACAAGGGCCAAGGTCCGACGCCTCACCGAGAACCCTTCGGATATTTACTTTGACTTCACGCCTTATGAGGCTTTCTTTTCTCCCGTTACGGAGTAACAGCCAACCCTTCATGCCTTCTTGCCGAGGGCATTCGGGGCAACCTGCCCAACTCATGTAGAGCCCTACATTAGTTATATGTAACAACTTAGGAGTAATGTATGACACAGAAAACCGCTAACGACACCCACCTGTTCCAACGCATGAACCGCGCAGACAAGACACAGCGCGTGTCACGTGCGCAGGCTGAAGCTGCCCTGTTCGGATGGGCCGACCTGCTGCAGGATGCTGCCTTGCCCTCGCGCTTGTCAGTGAAGCGTAAGGACATGGGCGTAGCGTGGGTGCATGGGTACAACGAAGCACCAGCGAATGAGGACGCTGAGATTGAAGAGACGCGCATCCCTATGCCGGAGGTTTACTACGCCCGTAGCACTCGTCACGCCGCACCGTTCGGCACACGCATGGTGGTGGTGCAAGTCAACCACAAGCTGACTATGCTGCACATCGTGCAATAACCCGTACCCTGTAAGGACGAAACTCAGGTAGGTAACTACCTGAGTCTGCCAGTTGCGCTGGCACTGATGAGTCCAGCAGACTTTGTTAAGGAGATAGTTATGACAGAAGAAGCTAAGCCAAGCCGACCCGCAGTGCGTGGGCGTCCGCCTAAAAATCGCACCGATGGAATGAAGCAGCCAACGCACGTGGCGCTAAGCTCAGAGCAACTGATGTATCTGCAGGAAGCGCAGACGTTATTTGAGCAAAAGTTTTTGCTCAAGGTAGGCCGCGCCGCGTTTATTACCATGCTGCTCAAGCAGTACATCGGACAGAACAAGAAAGAGGCACCCGAGAAACGCCCTGCCGTAACTGCGGCTAAGCACATCACACCCGAGTACTTGGACTTCTTTAAAGGAGATAAGACATGAAGCTGAACACAACCCGCGCACGTATTGCGCTTGACCGTTGCCATACCAAGATGCGCTTCGATACCTACATGCGCAAACAGAACTTCAAGCGCATCGTGCGCCCGTCACGCAAGCTGCCTAACTCGCGCTGGGCGCGGCTGGAGGCGGTGCATGAGCGCAAGCTGGAGCACTCTATGGAGTACGGACTGAACGAGCACCGCCGTGACAACTGGCGCGACAAGCTGGGCATCCCGTTCGCTCAGTGGCCCATGAGCCCGATGGCACGGTATTAAACAACCAAGGAGAATGACATGACACTGAGAGTGGAAACCAACATTGAGATATGGAAAGTGCGCGGCCTGTATGGCATGTGCTTCGCATCCAAGGAGGATGCCGAGGTGGCTGCACGCAACGAGTTCCCAACCGAGCTTGCTGACATGCGCTATGCACGCATCCACTACGTGCACCTGTGCGGATGTGCGGTGAGCCTGCGTGAGCTTGCCCTACGTGTACGTGATAACGCGCTGGGTGCACATGCCGCTGACGTACTTAGTAACGGAGCTGGCACTCCGGGCGGTCTATCTCCGTTAGGTGAGATGCTGCGTGCGGCCGTGGCCAAGCGTGCTTCCGGTACAGCGGAGCCCGAGTACATCACACCCGATGCCAAGCAGGCTGCGGACGAAGCCATGAAGAAGGTGATGAAGTGATTGAGTGGACAGCAACGCGCCTGCGCAACTGCTGGTGTATCCGCCCCAAGGGATGCCTTGGCACGTGCGGATGGGTGAATGGTCAGCCGTGGACTGCACGGTTTGTTAAGCAACTGCCTACGGGCATGAAGGAAGAGAAATGAAAAACGGATTTATAACGCTGACTTGTATGTACACCAAGACGAAAGTGGTGCATGTAATGGTGGACGCCATCGTACTCATGCGCTGGGTGGACAACACCAAGAATCCGCACGCTGTACACAGCCTGTACACAGAGCTTACCCTGATGGGCAGCGACGAGACGGTCAGCGTAACTGAAACGGTGGAGCAGATACATGACATCATCTGCGCCCAATAAGAAGGCAGAGGTAACGCCTGAGTTGCTTGCCCGATACAAGGAACTGATGCAGAAGGAAGCAAGGGCAGAGGAACTGCTGCTGCAAATAATGCGTCACCCTGCTGTGGCAACGGAGCTGCTGTTAAGCGCGGCAGAATCGTACCGCGCTAGCTACACC